AGGCATTTCAATTTTTTGATCTATGTAGCAGAAAATTGAAACATGAGAAAATTCTATATTTAGCACAACCTAATATTCCAACGGCACAAATTGAATCACCAATCTTCATCCCCGTCTTGTCGCATACATATGCCAGTTGTAATCTATTTCATTTCGTTCATCTTGAGTTTCGCCCTCATCCATCATACACATGAAGGAAACAATTATATCTTCGTGCTCACATTCAAATAACGTTTCAATGTTATATCGTTTATCGCATTTATTACAAATCTTACCAGCCCAACGCCAATTCCCTGCCCTCTTCCGCATCCTTAGAGATTCAGCATTGTAATGTTTCGTTTTATCTTGAAAATTTAAGAATTTCTTTCTACAAAAACTACACTCTGCTTTTTGTCCGAACATGAATTGACTCCATTCTATATGATTTATTCTCAACATTTCTTCAAGTGAATAAAAGTTGCGTCTGTGGTCAGATGTTGGATAAACAATCATATACTTCCAATATAAATCCGCCATATCATAGTTAAGGTTCAATTTACACGCATGAGTTTGTCTCTTACTGTCATAAAATACATAACTCAAAACAATCTCTTCCACATTATGACACAGTTTAGCCTTCACTATCTCGTAGTAGTTCTTAGGCTGAATGACCTCAACAAGGGTGTAGTTCTTCATGTTTCTTTTTGTAGGCATATTTACACCTATCTCATAATCAGGAAAAGGCATTTCAATTTTTTGAGATATACGATCACGATTATTCAAGCTGGGGAGTTTCATTCATATCGCTTATAGCCAACTTCATTTTTCTGTTCGTTACGAATATCCGTTTCTTTTTCAATGGAATAGCTTCTATTTCAATCTCAACAGCTGGTTTTTCAGGCTCAGGCATGATAGGAAGCTCAGGTTCTTTGAAAAGATGGTCTATGTTGATATGTCCTGTAATCCTACTTGACATACCTGAATCCAAACCATAAGGCTTCAGCCCGTTTTTCTCAAAGAAATTCTCAGTTCCGAGGCGTCCATCATAATTACCACATATCATAACCCGACTGCATGTAGAGATTTGCTTGTAAATGCCCTTCGGTTTGTAACCTTTACCCTCTTTGAATACTGCAACAGCAAAATTCTGTAATTTTTCGCCATGCGTATCGAACCCGATCTGTTCATCCTCATCATCACTATGCTCGGCTGGGTCGTAATCGTTGTGAGCTTTACAAATTTCCACGATTTTATCCAGCTCTTCATCTGTATTGAAACCAATCACATAGCCACTCCAATTCATTATATAATACAACAACATAAGATTTATACCTAAATATCACTTAACATTTGTGTGAATCTTCAAAAAATTCGAGTTTTAAAATCACCTCAACTGGTAACGCCTTAGTTGTATAAGCCTCCGCGGCTACCCGTTCATTATCGGCGTTAAGGTAAAATTTCTTACATGTAATACGAGGCGGTAATTCTGGACAGGTGAATTCAACAGGTGAAGTATTTTCTAATACAGGCGTTACAGAAACCTGCGTGTTATCGGTTATAGCAGACGCAACAAGTATAGCATTACCAGCATCAGTTCTCTCAACATTGTATCCAAGATATGGAATATTGCTTTCTAGCTCTAAAAATCTAGCATCGTTAGGCGTAATACGTGACGCTCCGCCGTATAACTCTAACAAAACCTCGCCTCCAATCACGCTCACCCTACACTTTCCTTTCGCTCTGAGTCTAGGTGGAACTTGCACCGAAAATTCATTCTTGTTTGCGTCTAAAGTAACAACAGGATTAGCAGCTGTTTCAGCAACACTCCAATTAGTCAGTCTAAATATATACGTGTCATTAAGCATAGTTATACATTTACAAAAGATAAATTAATAATCCGAATCAGAATCATCTTCATCTGTGCTTTCATCTTCATCAAACACTATTTTATTGAAATTCTGGTAATATCGATCTGGTTTCTTTTTGTTTAGGTCGATAAAAAGAAAGCCGTATTTTTGTTTCCATGCTAAATCTAGCACTTGTTTCTGTTCCTCAGCCGTAAGGTCAGTCATTATTTCATCACGCAAAGCATCTAGCTCTTTCTTATTTTTAGTAGCAAATACAATCACATGGGAGAGATTAGAACGCAGATACAAAGGTAAGCCATTGTACTTTTGCGACGTTATGAATATACTTAACCCTGATTGCCCGTCATGCTCTTTATTTTGCGTTTGATGCCGACGGTTAAGAATAGTTCGACATAAATGTTTCGATTTTGACAAATCTCTAATACAATCATCTAAAATAATAACGTTATTCATATTTTCATCTTCTTTTTCTTGTTCTAATATATCGTCTAATATGTCATCGCTGTATTTCATGAAGGTTCTATCTTTGTTTAGTTTCAACTTATCTAGGGGAAGTGTCTGCATACTAGGAGAGATTAGCCAAATATGATCAAAAAAACGATAATAAAAACGAGGCACTTTTTTATTTTTACGTGTAGGGTGCGATAATAACAACGAATTCCACAACGAAGTTTTACCCGACCCCGGCTGTCCAACGATATACATAGCTGCTGATTTGGAAGGTAGTGGTTCAGCGGGAATATAGGGTAAATCATCTAGGCTATCAATCGGCATAGCTACTGGCGGTATAAAATCTAATTTTGTGTTCTTCAATATTTTCATTTTGATATATATTCTTAATATTTAAATACAGAATTTTTAATCTTCGTCTAATTTATAAACATGCAGAATCAGCCAAGAGAAGCTCTACCCGTTTCTATGCGATATGCTCTTCAATCCGTCGATGCCGTTCCTTCTACCTCTACATTAAGGCGTTTTGACGCTAACAATGGTGCGTCTTTCAGTCCTTCAGGTGCGAACGAGATCAGAATTCCCGTTCAGGCGAACGGATTTTTGGATGTGAATAAACATTACCTTTACCTTACCATTAAGAACGATGATGATGCTAACGGTCAGCTTCAGGGAAATATCGGTTGTATCATCGAGCAGCTCCGCATCGAATCTCAGGGTGTTGAGCTTGAGCGTATTGACCGTTACAATCTACTAAACGCTCATGCTCCTTTCTGGAATGGTTCTCTTAACAAAGCCGTTACGATGAACTCTGTTCTATCTGGCGGTGCTGAACCAACTGGTGATGCTAAGATTTTCACTGTTAGCGGACCGACAATTGCTACCACAACTTCTCGTAACTACACTCTTGCTCTCAACCTATCAGGTTTCTTGAGCCATCACCACAACAAAGCTCTCCCCCATGGTATTGCTCAGTTTGAAATCATAATCCGCCTCCAAGATGCGGTGACTGCACTCAAAGGCAACGGCACAGCACCTGCTTACACCGTAACAAACCCTCGTTTCTACTGCCCAGTTTATACCATTGATGATGCTTCCATTATGGATCAATACAGACAGATGGTCGGTGCTCGTGGTGTGAATTGGACTGGCGACACATACAAAACGTACGTGAATGCTATAACTGACACCACAGGAACACAGGTGGTTCAGATTAACGATCGCTCTAGCTCTCTACTAGCTCTCATATCTTTCATTCGTAAGAGTGATTTGATTGGTGCGAAAAATAACAATGGTCTTGCCTGTGCTACTCTGCATGGTGTTGATAAATACCACTACCAAATTGGAGGTGTGAATTACCCTCAGTCGGGCGTTGATGTAGCGGTTGCGACTGACGGACAAAATCTTGGACGTGTGTTTAACGAAGGTCTTAAGGCGTTTGCGTCGGACGGTTTCCCTTATGGCGAATCGCTCATCAGTCTTGACAAGTTCAAACAGAACAGTGCGGCTGGTGCTGCTGATGGTGCTGACTCTTCTATGGCTTGCGTTGCAGTCGATCTTAAACGCTTTGACGATAATAGGCTTTCGCTCGTTGGTTTGAATACCGCCAAAAACTCTGTTCCTAACACGCTTGAGCTTACCACAAACGCCACCACACTTGAAGGTGCTTCGGATGTGACTACGTATGCCAAATGTGAGGCAGAATATATGATGCAGCCAGACGGGCGATTATCAGTGGCAATGTAAGAGCATTAAAGGTCTTTGATTGCGTTAAGATATGCTTGTTTAGCATCTTCGGCATTTTTAAATCTTCCAACAA